AGGCCAAGCGCGACATCGGCGCGGAATACAACCTGCGCGCCCAGCGCATCGCCGATGGCCTGGTGGTCAAGCCCGTGGCCGACGGCATCTCCGTCGTCGGCAAGGCCCGCGGCATCAACGCCATCGAGTTCAACGCCACCTGGTCGCGCGTCAAGGGCAGCGGTCTGGTAGCCACCAGCAGCCGCCGCAAGTTCACCGCCATCCGCTACCGCGGCAAGCTGCGCGGCGACGCCGCGCTGGGCGCGCGCTTCGCCGTCAAGCGCGGCATGGCGCCCACAGTGCATGCCGGCAGCTTCATCGCACGCGGCAAGAACGGCGCGCTGCTGGTGTTCGAACGCACCGGCAAGTCGCGCCTTCCGCTGCAGGGCGTCTACGGCCCCAGCGTCGGCCAGATGCTCAAGCACGGCCGCCGTCCCGAACGCCTGGTTGATTTCGCCATCCGCACGCTGCAGGCCGAACAAGCGCGCCTGCTGAAAGGAGCCTGACCCATGTCCCTCATCACTCTCATCAAGGCTCACACCCATGCCGGCGAGCTGCATGCCGTCGGCAAGGAAATCGAGGTGTTCGCCCACGACGCCGAATGGCTGGTGGAGCGGGGCATCGCCAAGCTGCGCGGCGCCTCCAGCAAGTCGGCGGCCGCGGCGCAGGCGCCCGCGCGAGCCGCCGAAACCCAGCCGTCGGTGCAGGCCGACACCCCCGCCAACACCACCGGAGTCTGATCCATGTCCCTCGATACCGAAAACTACTACTACGGCCAGGGCCGCATCTCTCTCGCCACTCGCGATCCGGTCACCGGCGCGCTCGGCGCCTGGCGCTGGGTGGGCGATGCCAGCGCGCTCAGCGTCAAGCTCACCGCGCAAAAGGTGCAGCACAACGAATCCTTCAGCGGCCAGGTGGCCGAGACGGTCAGTTTCCCCACCAAGAAAACGTCCACGGTCGATATCACGCTCAACCAGCTCGACCCGGACAACCTCGCGCTGGCGCTGTTCGGCACCAAGCAGGCCACCGTCGCGGGCACGGTCACGGCCGAGGACGTGGGCACCCTGGCCGCGGGCGATACGTTCTACCTCGCGAACCCTGGCGTGTCGGCTGTCGTCATCACCGACAGCACGGCCACGCCCAAGACGCTGGTGGAAGGCACCGATTACACCGTGGACGACGCCAACTTCGGGCGCTGCACCCTGGTCAATGTCGGCACCTACACCATGCCGCTCAAGGCTGCGTACAGCTATGCCGCCCGCAACGCCGTCGGCATGTTCACGGCGCCGCAGCCCAGCGTGGCGCTGCGCTACGAAGGCGTCAACCTGGCCCAAGGCAACGCGCCGGTGCTGGTGGACCTCTACAAGGTCAACACCGACCCGCTGGCCGACCTGGCGTTGATTACCACCGGCACCGACGTTGCCGGCATGCAGATCACCGGCGGTGTGCTGCTCGACACCACCAAGCCGTCCACCGGTCCGCTGGGCCAGTTCGGCGCCATCACCCAGATCACGCAGGCCGCGTGATGGGTGAGGCGGCCAACCCCAAGGATGGCGCGGGCGACCTCGCCATCCTCTACCCGGAACGGCACGCCAGCATCGCTGGCGTCGCCATCATCATGCGCGAATACAGCTTCGCGGAATCGCTGCGCCATGCTGGCGCCATCCAGGCCTTCACCGATGCCATCACCGGCATCGCGCTGGGCGGCAACCTGCACGACCTCGACAGCCTGCGCCTGGTCTTCGGCGAGCAGTCCGAGCACGTCATGGCGCTGATCGCCGTGGCCTGCGACCAGCCGCTGGCCTGGGTACAGGCCCTCAATGCGCAGGACGGCGAGCAACTGCTGATGCTGTGGTGGGGGACCAACGCCGATTTTTTTCTGCAACGCGTGCTGCTCAGCGTGCAACTGCGAAAACTTCGCGAAATCGCTGGGCCGACATCCACGCCACCCTCATCGCCGCCGGCCACCGGCCGCCCGACATCGGCCGCTACACCTACCGTCAACTGACCCTGTACTACGCGGCGGCACTGCGCAACGAGCGCCGCCATGCACGCATGCAACTGATCGTCTCCACCACGGCGGCGGCCGGCGGAAAAGCCGCCAGCGACCTGCATAACAAGCTCGAGGATTGACCCGCCGCCATGGCCGTCCAGGACTATGAACTGCTGCTGCGCGTCCGTGCCGACTTGGTGGAGGCCACCAACGGCCTCAAGGGCCTCACCGACCAACTGGGCACCGGCGACGCCGCCACGCAAAAGCTGGGTGAAAGCGCCGACCAGGCCACCGACCGCATCCGCGCCATGGTGCAGGCTAGCAAGGAGCAGGCGGCCGCGCAGGAACGCGTCGCCGAGTCCATGCGTTCCATCAACGAGCGTGCCGCGTCGCCCGGCACCGCGCCGGCCGGCAGCGGCCCGGATGTGGGCGTCGATGCCGCCGCGTTCAACGCGGCCGTCATCGCCAAGCAGGAAGCGCTGAGGCTGCTCAATGCCGCCATGGCCGGCAACATCGCCACCACCGAAGGCGCGGCGGCAGCGGAGGTTGCATTGGACGGCGCCATGGCGGCGGGCGCCATCACCGCGCGGGAGCAGGGCGCCTATATCCAGGCGCTCGATGCCGCCAAGGCCAAGGACGTGGTCGTTACGGAAGCGGCCACGGCCGCCACCGTGGAAAACACCGCCGCCCTGGCCATCAACGGCGGCGTGGCTCGCGAGGTTGGCGTGCTCATCGGCGAGCTGGCCCGCGGCAATACCGCGCGGCTGGAAGGCAGCCTGATCACGCTCTCCAACCGCACCGGCCTGCTCACGCTGTTGTTCAATCCGCTCACGCTGGCGATCGGCGCGGTGGTGGCGGCCATGGGTGCTTTCGTCGTCGCCGCCAACCAGGCGGCCAGCGACCAGAACAAGTTCAACAACGCCCTGGCCAAGACTGGCGGCTACGCCGGCACCACCGCGTCGTCCATGGAGCACCTTTCGCAGCAGATCGCCGGCAGCAATGCGCGCCTCGGCGAAGCGCGCGAGATCATCACCAGCCTCGCTGCCACCGGCAAGGTGGGCGAGCAGGCGCTGGCCAGCATGGGGCAGGCCGCCATGGACATGGCGGAGCTCACCGGCGTGAGCGCCGACAAGGCCGCCAGCGCCGTGATGGGCATGTTCGACGGCACCACCGCCAGCCTGCTCAAGGCCAATGACCAGTACCACTTCCTCACCACCGCCATCTACGACCAGATTAAGGCGCTGGAAGATGAGGGCGATACGCAAGCCGCCATGGACGTGGCGGCACAGGCCTTCCACGATGCCGCTGCGCAGCGCATCGAGGAAGAAAAGGAGCAGGTACGCGGGCTGGCGCGCGTGTGGGATTCCGTCAAGGAATCCATCCAAGGTGCATGGCAGGAGACGAAAACGGCCGCATCGATCATCGTCGGTACCGCCGACGATCAGACACGGCTGTACGAACTGCTGGGGCGCAAGGCCCGCGCACAGGAAAGCGTCGACGATCATGGCCGGTACAACTTCGGCCAGACCATGCGCAACATGGTGGGCCTGGGCTATTCGCCGGACGATGATGCCGAGATCCAGCGGCTGCAGGAAAAGATCAAGAAAGACACCGAGGCCGCCGAGCTCAAGGGCCTCAACGAAAAGCTCACCGCCGGCGCCGTCAATGCCGACGCCGAGCTGGACAAGCTCGGCCAGAGCCTGGATAAGAACGCCGCCAAGCAAGCCGCGCTCAATAAGCTGAACGCGGATTTCCTCGCCATCTGGAAAGGCAACGATCCGGACCGGCCCGACAAGCGCCTGACGGGCGTGCAGGCCATCACCGGCGACGATGGCAGCACCACCTTCAGCGGTGGCCTGTACGACAAGCTCCAGGCCGATATCGAGAAGCGCTACGCGGAGAAAGGCCCGCGCGCGAAGCGCCAGAAAAGCGATGCCGGCGCCGTGGAGGCCGGCCAGCAGCTCATCAAGATGCTCAACGACGAGCAGGGCGCGCTCGACCCCACCGTCAAGGTATGGGCGCAATACAACGACAAGGTGGCCGAGGCCAACAAGCTCGCCGACAAGGCCAAGACGGCTCGCGGCGCCGACGTGCAGGCCATCGATGCCCAGCGCGATGCGGTGATCGCCACCGCCGCGGCCATGCGTGACGCAGCACTCGACAAGATCATCGACAAGGATCGGCAGGCCTGGGAAAAGCTGCGCGATAGCCTGCGCACGCCGTTGGAAGTGAAGACCGACAAGGCGGAAGCCCAACTGCAGCAGCTCGAAACGCTGATGCAAAAACTCAAGGGCACCAAGGACGAGATCAGCCAGGCCGATTACAACGATGCCCTGCAGCGTATTGGCCAGCAGAGCATCACCAAGGCGCCGAAATACAAAGACCCCACCAAGTCCGCCAGCGCCTTCGGTGGGCTGGGGGCCACGGCCGGCCTTGGTGGCAG